TGCCTACTAGACCCGAGCTACACCTACCCCGAAAACATCTTGCGCGAATTTAGACTGAGCGTAATCTACGACACCGGGGACGGTTTCGAGCCACTTCATCTCTTCGCCCGTGTAAGATACTTCGGACATAAGGTGAGCTTTGCCAACTTCAGCAAGTGCATCTTCAATCTTGTCACGCAACTCGGAAAAGTATACGGGACCCCATTGGTAGGCATCTTGCATGGAGTTCTTGATGTTCTCTTGCAGGAGTTCATCAGGACTGGCGAATTTGGATTCAGTAACCCAAAGTAGACGTTCCTCGATAGACTTCTTCTCCAAAGGAGCTCGGAAGAAGGTTGGCATATCGGGATGTGGGACAAACAATCTCTTAAGGAATGAGATTGACTGAATGTCCACGGACGGTTTCGCTACACTCCAGTGATTCTTATGTTCATCTGTATAGGTAATACCATGTTTGGAAAGGAACATTCCAATGGTACGAAGGTTAAACCACTCAAGAGTAGGTTCCTTCACAGCATGACCATTATCGTCACCATAAGTGATCGAGTCAACATCTTCATCACAGTGAATCAGGGCTTTGCGGGGTCCTGGAGCCAAATCGAGCCAAGCGAGGTACTTGTAGCATTCATTGACCCATGAGTTGAAGATGACAGTCAGAACAAATCCTGATGGGAGACCTTGTTGGATATGGATCACACCGTTGTGAACGATGGTATATCTATCAAAGGCTTCACCAATCAAGACCTTTCGGATCTGAGCATTGACGGGGCCGTCGTTGTACCAGTTGTTTACCACAGTGCACAGTGCATCTTGGAGTTCGGATGGTTCTTGTCCGTCGAAGTTCTTGAAATCTCCTGCAAATCCCTTTGCTGACATTGACATCAGGCGCATCATCAACCAGGTCCACTCAGAAGAGCATGGGTTGATTCCACATTGGGGAGAGAGATCTTTTCGATTCTTCATTGTCATGGCAGCGAAATCCATGAAGTACATTCGACACACAATGTTGTAGTCCAGGGGCAGGATTGAGAAAGATCTCGTTCCAGGGACTTCAGCATAGATCTTGTTCAGGCCACGACGTTCATCTTTGAGACACTCATTTCCGACGGATAGGACACGTCTTCCTTGAGCAGCTTCTTTGATACGGTGGATAATCTTAGCAAGAAGGGGCTTGTGACTGATTTTGTACAGCTGTCTTCCCTCAGCATCGGCATATTGTTCGAACATCCATTTCTTGGAATGGGAGCCCATAGGACGCTCCTGATTCCAGAATGCACCTTCAGCAGAGTTCATGTTCATGCTGTCGACGTATTCCATTTCGGGGATACCGTTAATTGCCTCGTGAAGAGAGAGAATGCGCTTATTTACAACACCTTCATACTTGCGGAGCTTAGTAGAGAGGTGATCGACCACTGCGCGAATGTGGTCTGGTCTAAAAGGCTTGCACTCGGCACCGTATTTGGAAACGGCGCTAACCAAAGGATCGAAACCGGGGGG